CCCGAGATCGAAATAGTCAAACACGTGGAACTCGAGGTCCCTAGGGTTTGTTTTGAAGAGACTCGTGATTTCCTCGAACGTTTTGTTGGGGGCGTAACACTCCCCGTCGAGATACTCTCCATCCTTGAGACCGCGGGCGAGATGTTCTACACCTTCGATCCTTTTCCCAGTCCTCGAGAAACACCCTTTATTGGAGACGAGGAGGCGGACACCATCGAGTTTGGGTTGTACGTAGAAGGGTTCGGTGATATACTTCTCCCGCTCTTCCCACTTGTTCGCCAACATTGGAAGAATCTCAGTACACCTGGTCTGCTCATTGTTCCACATGGTTTGTGCTCGAACGAGAGCCTTTTCGTACCCAGTCTTGACGTTCGTACGGGACACGACGGCTTTATCGGTTCCTATGACACCCGTACTTTTCACGATATCCGCAGTCCCATCCTTGAGCTTCTCGACGCTGATATCTGTGAATCGATTTTTCTTTATAAGGCGTTCCATTATTTTCTCAGCTTTAAATAGATGTCTGGAATACCAGTTGTGAATTACGGTAGAATGGAGCGACTTAGGCCTTTAGAAAGTGGAACGTTTCAGTTCAATTTGAATACGTTTTGTATGGTATTAATAATTCTATGTGTACTCGCTCTCTACAAACGTTCAGTCACGATCAGTCAACGAAGTGAGCGATATCATACTTGATACACTTCTCGGGAGTCAAGTAAATATCCTTCTTCATGAGTTTCATAAACTTCTTCTCGGGAATTTTAGTCTTCTCGAGATACATCTTCTTGAGCATCTTCATGAACTTCTCGGTGGATTTCAGTTCATTCTTGAGTTCCTGGAAGTTTCCCCAAAATTCAGTGGAGATCTGGTGGATCAGAATAAACGCATTCTTACCGATACGACGTTCCGATCCACCCAAGAAGACAAAGGTCGCCGCGCTACAACAGGTTCCTTGTGCGATGGTCACGACTTTGACCCTCGAACGTTCGAGAACATTCATCATGTTCAGCCCCGAGAATATATCACCTCCATCACTCATGACATGTACCCGAATCTGTGGTTCGTAGCCGACGAGTTCAGCCTTTTTTTTGAGAAGTTCAATCTCCAACTTCTTAAATTTTTCAACAAACTCGAGGGCATTTTCTCGATCGACATCCCCGTAGAAGAGAAGTTCGTTACCGATAATCCTGACACACTCGACAACCTCGATTTCTTTTTCTTCTTCAGTAGGCATTCTTGAGTGCCTTTTTTATTCTAGTTACTTCTTTTGATTTTAAGTTGTTTCCAACAGCGAGGTGATTAATCACGTCGAAATCTTGTGATGTTATTCCATAGGACACGAGTTTACTTAGGTCTCCTTTTTCCGCATAATTCTTTAATAGACACAATTCTTCGATACCAAGACCCATCCGTGATTTCTTTTTGATTTCTTCAAACTTTTGTTTCCGCATTTTATAGTTTCCGAGTTTGGTCCAACAACTTCCGGGTCTGATTTTATCCCTATGTAGTGGCGCACCCAAATTATGCTTGGGGATGCTTAACGCGTGTAGTACGAAGTACGGCATCATGTACCAATTATTGGATTGGTAAATGTGATCGTCCAATACATCCGCGACCGAAAAAGATTCTGCGCACTTGACTATATCAGCACCCCTGGAATCGATATAATTCTCTTGAAAGATATCCCAAATGTGACCATGTTCGGGTATACTGTCTCGTATTTGAATGGGTCGAGGATCCGATAAGATGTCGACGATAAATTCTTTGGGTGTCTGAAAATCATCCATAGCATCATACCCGTCGAGGTATGTCATGAAGTTTCTTATATTTCCACCCGATCTCAGTGCGGCGCCGTACACGTCGTTTCCATGTTTTTCGACCAGTGTCATGAGAACTTCTGGTTTGTGTTTCGGTATAAACACCGTTTCGAAATTTGGATACATGCACATGTTCGTCGTCGTGACGAGGAGTGATCCCCGGGTGAGATAGCCTCCATCCGAGACTTCTTCGATCAGGGGCTTGAAGACACTTTCGTAATCTTCTATGAAGGCGTGTTTTCGAGACGGTTTTATAAATTGTAGAAAATATGAGTCACGTTTCATGTGTGACGCTTGTATCTCGACATGATTCGTTCCCTCCAACACTTTTTCGAGGATGAACGATTTCCCGACACCCGCCGCCCCACATATGAACACGTTTTTACCTTCGCGAACGTACTTACGAATGAGTTCGATCTGTTTCGTATGGATCGTGGTAACTGTAGGATTTTTTTTTTGCTCGACTATTTTAATGAAGGAGTCCATTGATGATATTACTAATCAGGCGATAGATTTAGTGCTAAAGAATAACGCACTACATCAACGTGTCATCGAACCTTTAAAAAGAAAAATGTTTCCATACATCGCATCAGCCATCCTTACCAACGTCGCGATGTTTATTCTGTTGGTGTACCTTGCTCGGCGTCTGTCTCTTCTTCCTCTTCCTCTTCCTCCTTAGTCGCGAAGTACTCCACGACCCGCTCAAATGGTGTGTCCTTGGTTATGGCTCGAATGGGCTCGATGGTTTTGGGTACTTTGAGTTTTGGTATTGGACGTACACTCAGTATCTCTGGTTTCGTGAACACACCCTCGATTGGATACTCTTTTTCAAAGTGTATCAAGATATTCTTGGGAATCGCGGGACACTGTTCCAGAAGGCTATCGTACGCAGCCTTACACTCATCCACGAATTTAAGACCCTCTTTCTTACGTTCATCACGGGGAAGTGATAATTGAAGACGGATATTCCTGGAGAGACTTCCGTGTCCCAACGCAGACGTTCGGTGATTCTCCATCAGCTCATTCACCTTGAGGAACTGCATGATCGTCGCGATGAGACCGGCGATGAGGTTCATTCCACCAATAATCGCGGGTACCCCACCTCTCATACTTTCTGGGAACGAACTCTGAGCGAAGTTCGCTGTTCCTGTGACGGTCGAGAGTATGATGACAGGTAAATTAAAACGCAAGCTTAATTTTTTGTACATCAGAAACGAACGATGGTGCATATATCGGTAACAAGCCGATGCCTCACCCCATTGACGCAGTACATCTTCGTGGTACTCATTCCACGAATCCTCCATATTTATTTCTTCGCTCATCTTATACTAAATGAATATAATTTTTATCATTCATTTAATTTTTCTTATAGGAATCCTGGTAGTACCGTTCACGAACGACCGTAGAAATTTAGAGTTTTATTCGATTCTGATACCGTTCATCTTTTACCACTGGTCGGTCAATGACGATACGTGTGCGCTCACACAGGCGGAAATGTACATAACAGGACATGCGAAAGAAGAAACGTTCATGGGTCGTTTGGTCGGACCAATTTATAAGATGGAAGAGAACGAAATCAATCATCTTACAAAAACTGTATTTTTTGTCCTTTGGGGTATAGTGCAGTATCGTTTAGGGCATTTCGATAACATCATAAAGGATTTCTATAGAGTCGCACAAGGCAAACCCATCACTTAGAGTTTTTAATGAGTTCCTGAACACGCTTGACGAACGCACGGTTACGTTTGATCTTGGGGTCACTCGCGATGAGACGAAGAAGCGCACTCGATGGGATTTTGGGCGCATTACCCTTGGACTTTGTAGTCTTTTTCAATTTTTTACGCGCATCCTGAATTTGAATGACGGTTGGCATTTAGTATATGTAAATATAAAGATTTGTTAGACCTTTGCGAATTTTCGTGCTTGTCCAACCAGTTTACTACTGGAACAAGAGGAAAGACAAAATATCAATAACATAGCTGGATAAAACGGTGCTGGAACGAATGGAAACATATTACTCCAGTACTGATACCCGAAATACAACATCAGTAGTGACATTACAGAACTACAAGACATAGAGGCAGATGCCTTTGGTTTTGGTTTACCTTTTGATGATATATCAGGAATTGGGCCTATAAAAAACCAGAGTGCGGACATCGATGCGCCCATTGTTTATAGTACCCTGAGAAAATTAACAGAAAGTATTCGTCAGAATATCATATTCCCTCGGTTCCATGTTTGAATGTACACCAAACCTGGATTTGAGACGTAAAAGTTCTCTGATCGTACCATCATCGAGATTTTTGAAAAAAGCAATCTTCGCGTTCATGTCATCCAGTTGATGGTGTTCCTTATTCGCTTGAACGTAAGGCCATGTATGTTTTCTCAGTGTGGCGACTTCTTCTTCGAGTTTTCTGATCCGTGGGAACAGTACCCTATGGATCATGTTTTTCAATTCTAGAACATCACTCATGGTATACGTGTTATAGGATGACTATCTCTAAATGAATAAAGTCTCGTGTAATAATAAATGCAATACAAAGACTTGAAAGAGAAGGCTAAGTCTATTGGTATGCGGGTTACCAAGGATGTGAACGGTAAACGTGTAAAACTCACAGCCAGGGAACTTCGTTCGAAAATCAGCCTGAACTTTGAGAACAGTGTCAAAAATGCGCAGCGGGTGATTCGAATCTGTAGGACAATCGTCGTACCTCAGGGTGGTGGACCGCCCCCGCCCCCGCCTCCGCCTCCGCCTCCGCCTCCCCAGGGTCCCAGGAAACCTGTTATAAATTCCAATCGCGCTAAACTCATGACCGAATTGAAGAATGTACTAAAAAAACGAGCATTAAAAAAATAATATCATTGAGTAGTATACTACGATCATGGATATTTTCCAGACCAAACCCGCGAACAACGCCAACAAGCCTGCCAACAAGCCTGCCAACAACGCCAACAAGCCTGCCAACAACGCCAACAAGCCTGCCAACAACGCCAACAAGCCCGCCAACAACGCCAACAAGCCTGCCAACAACGCCAACAAGCCCGCGAACAACGCCAACAAGCCCGCGAACAACAAGTTGGAAAACGGTGCCATGAAGCTCCGCGAGATCGCTTTACAGTTGGCGACCAACGCGATCGAGAAGGCCCGCACCAAGATGAACAACGCTTAAAAGAGATGAGTCTTAGAGGAACGTGATGAGGAATTCGTAAAGTGTTACCTAGGACAGGAACTCTACGAACGCCTTGAGACGATGATTCAATTTATTGACGCGTTTGAAAACCTTAAACGAGAACTACACCAAACCTTTTCTTCATGAACGGTTTGACCCCCTCGTGAGTCGGAAAACTCCAGAGATACCAACGTGACCAAAACCCAGCCCCGTTGATACCGCTCATTTTCCAATCTTCTTTATCACTCGTGTGTACACGCAGCATCATAGTCTGGATCTTCTTAGGATCCCTTTCAGCCACGGTTCGACTCGGTATCTTACCCCCGTGTCGGAGTACGTACGAACGCATTCGTGACGGTGTTTTGTGCTTGGTATAGTCAGAATACCCACTCGCCCCAAAGTCGACCGTCCCACCGTTTTCCAGTATCACCCTGAACTTCTTTTTGGGGTTTGGGCTACGAACAATCTTGACGCGCATCTTACTATTCACGAACATAATTTACATACCACAGGTACCGGTGGAGCAATATTGTTCCTTCTTGTCTCCATCAGATAAGAAAAAGAGCTTCTCGGGACCACGCTGAATGCGGTAGAGGTGGTCGTACATGTGGAGAAGACCCATGGTCAGTGCGAGGGTTCCGACGACGACACCACTCACCTTACGCGCGCTGTACGCATAAAAGATGATCACCGCAGCGATAATCATCTGAACGATCGTGAGTTGGGGGACGAAAGGGATCGAGAAACGCTGGCTAAGATCCTTGGTTTCGGCAGTGGGGGTGGGCGCATAGAGTTCCATCTTCTTGCCGTATCCTGGCATGTTTATTATATACTGAGAAATTAATGTGGTACCTGACTCTACTTCCAGTCCTCCTGGTTGGTCACGATTATATGAAAGTACCGATAGATTCTCTGTACTTTACGAATTGGCGACGACCACTCGTAGGAATGCGGAACACGGTCATCGATATTCTGATGCACGCCCCGAGATATTCCGTTTGGGAGTTCAAGGGACTTCATCTGATTAAACGACATTACCACGAGATTCGTAAAGAATTCGAGGATGTTTCCAAGACACTCCAAAAGACTCCGTTTCATGATGTGGATCCATGGTTCGAGAAGAACGATGGGTACTATCGGTACACGTTCGATGCGTTTCCCAAACTAAAAAGCCTCATTCGACAGATTCCGTGTATACTCGAGGAAACGGCTTCATTCGCCGTGATGGAAGGACCCGTGACTATACCGCCACATAGGGCTGAAACGAACCACCTCTTACGATACCACATCACCATATTGGGTGACGGGGACTGTACCCTCTACACAGCGAACGGTCCGCACGTACACCACGAAGGTGAAGCGTTCGTATTCGACCATTCGAGGTACCATGAGGTGGTCAAGACGGGGTACGGTAAACGGGTCGTGCTCATACTCGATGTGAAAAGATTTTAGCGGTGTACTGTATGAAGATACTCCTACTCGTACTCGTACTCGTACTGCTGATACCCTTTTTTCTAAATTTATGGAATGGGTATCTTAAACCCGCTCAGAGCGGTACGTTCGAACACGTGGACTGTTCCACTCTATCGAACAGTCTAAATCCATACGTGAACGATATCATCAAATTGACTGAAACGCACGGTAACAAAAACAACGCTGGTCCAGTTGAAGGCTACAAACTTATGAGAAGTACGGTGAAGGAAGGCTTACCACAAGTGTATAAGATCATAGAGGAGTACGTTTCATCCATAGACGTGAAAGGATTAAAACCCGCAAACTGTGAACGAGAACGATACTGTTGGTTTTTACGTTTATACAACAAGAGCGGTCACTACATCGACTGGCATTTCGACAACAATTTCACAAAGGGTTTACGGAAGACCTACGTGTGTAACGTGTACACCACCGAATGTAACGCATCCCATTTCATGACGAAGGACAAGTACGAAACGATTAAGATCGACGGGAGTCGGATGGGGAAAGGTGTCGTGTACAACGGAAGTGACGTGAAACATTCCGTTTCCAGACAGAGAGACGGATGTGTTCGAATTTCTTTGATCATTCCTTTATACGAAAACGATTCCGTATCCACTCTCGGGTGGTTCAGACGAATCGCTCGGAACGTATCGGACCACATGTTCAAGTTATAAGTGGTTCCGACACGCGGCGATGTACATGTCACTCCCACCGATGAGTTCGAGTTCCTGATTTTCCACGATCCGTTTGGTAAAAGGACCTTGGGTTCCATCGTTACATCGCATACACAGGGCTGAGAGTTTCGTGACGTCACACGCGAGCGGAATACAGTCGATGAGCTCACCAAACTTGTTTTGAAACGAGTCCGCGTCGAGACCTGCTAATATGACGGACTTGTTTACGTGTAGACAACACTCTACGAATTTCTTGAGACGTGAAAAAAACTGGGCTTCGTCGATGGCGATGATATCCGCTCGATCGAATTCATCCGTGTTGATAACATCAAACAGGTCGTACACTTTGTGACACGTAAACTTTACATTATCGTGTGTCTTCAAAACTTCCTCAGGGGATCGCGTATCCTTCGCGGAGTTGATAATCATCACATCTTTTCCGATAACTTTTAAACGCTTAAGTCTTCGAATAAGTTCAGATGTTTTACCCGAGAACATATTTCCCATAATAATCGACAACCCCATACTTATAATATTGTATATTTTTTAAATGAATGAAGTCCACAGAGCAGTCTATGATGGTCATGTGGGATACTATAATCCCATGACTGGCCGGGTCAGGTTTGGAAAATGTATTTATTCTAGTATCGGGGCAGCCATAAAATATCTCGGTAAAAAATAAGATGGTCCTCACGGATTCCCAAATCACCAAGAAAATCGGGGAAATGCGTGGTAAGATCTATGCGCCCCTCAAATACTTCAGGGGACTCGCGACCCTTGGACAGGTGGAGACCCGCTACAAGAAAATGCTCCAAAAAAATTACAAAGATTTCGAGACTGATAAGGGGGTTAAGACCCGAACATCCTCGTATACCCAGAGGTTTAGGAAGAAGTACGGCCCAGATGTGAAGTCCCTCCCTGAAATTGCTAAGGCTACTAAGATTCCTCTGAGGACTGTCCAAACAATCTACAATAGGGGACTCGCTGCGTGGAGAACCGGGCATCGTCCGGGTGCTTCTCCACAAGCGTGGGGGTATGCTAGGGTGCACAGCTTCGCCACTAAGGGGAAGACGTACTACACGGCGGATAAGGATTTGCGTTGATTATCCGGGAATGAGACTACCTTTTTTTAAGGTTGTATTTGGCTTGGAATTTTTTGAATAATTCCGCATCACCACCCTTGTTTGGGTGAATTCTGAGAACACCCTTCTTATAAGCTTTTCG